TCCCCGGACAGCTCTTATTCGCAAACCATCTGTGAACCGTGATGATCATTTCATCATCCTTCGGCTGATAGCCCAAAGACTTCTTCTTATCCCCAAACCAAAGCAGCTTCTTCTTTTCGTTTCTCTGACAGATATCCACACACAAATCAATCAGTCTGTCATAGACCACCTCATTCATGGCATAAGGCTCCACCTTACCGGAAGCACACTCAATGGTAACTGCTCTCTGGTCATTCTCATTGCTGGAAGTACACCAGGAACGATTCTTTTCTTCCACGTACATTCCAACCCTGCCATCCTTATCAATTCCATAATTAGAAGAGGCCTGGGTGGATGGTCTGTGAAACCAATCCCCCAAGCCTTCTACTGTACACTGTCCTACAACACAGTGCGGCGATATTCTGTCAATCTTCATTGTTCTCTGTCCGGAATGATTCGGACTAAGTAGCGTGTAAGCCACCATTGAACTATTCGTAAATCCCATAATCACTCACCATCCTTATCCTCTTCACTGCGGTCATGCAACTGTCCCAGCACCTTCTTAAGTTTCTCCGGAATCGGCAATCCCAAATGTCCGGCATTCTCCAAGAGAGAAATTCCCTCATTGCTGAGATAGAAAAAGATCACCGCCGTTCTCAAAATAGAACCATTCCCGATGACCTGCACATCCAAAATATTTGCAATTCCTACCAGCATAAAGATAAGTACCTTCCTACAGATTCCCTTGAAGCCAACCTCGGAAGAAAGCTTCTTATCTGCAATCGCACACATAATTCCGGTGATGTAATCCGCTACCACAAATAAAAGCAATGCCAGAATCAAACCGTCACACCCTCCAAGAAAGTACCCAAGCCATCCACCGATTCCCGTAAATACCAACTGCACCATACTCCAAAACTCTTTCATATCCTCTCATCCTCCTTAAAAATGTGTATAGAAAAAGCAGCTGCCCCTCTTAGAGCAACTGCCTCATCCCAAAATACTATCCCTATGAGCTTACCTCTTCCGTCAGCTCATAAGTAATCTTCATTGTCTTATCCGTAGTCTTCACCACGGCGGTACTTAAATTATTGATACTGGCCAGATACGGTGTCAGCAAAAAGCACATCCTGTAATCCGAACCATAGTTACCACCCCATCCAAAGCAAAACTCCTTGTACTGGAACACAGGAGTTCCCAGATTCAGAAGTCTTGTACTTCCCACAGTCTGTACCACCGTATCATCCGGCTTGATCTGGTAATCCCATCCGATAATCAGGTCATTTACCATAAACAGATAATTCGCACAGGTACCGGAACCGGTCTGCGATTTCCCCTCTGATGTAAATCCAAAGGGAATCAGAGTCACATCCGTGGAATTACTGAGATTGATCTTGTAAATGCCGGTATCATCATAAGCTGTCAGATACAGATAGCCATTACGGATGACACCTCTCACAGATCTCTGGGCATAGGTATCCACCTTAAAGCTTCCAATTGCCTTAAGGCAGGCATTGGACAGTGTCCATACACCTTCTGTCATGGTGTAATCATCCTTTTTAATCTTCACCCAGTACATCTTGGCATCTCCAGAAGAATTCGCCTGATTGGCAAACCCATACCAGTACCCGTCATGCCCGTCCAGAAAATCCCCATAAGGCGTATAGCTTCCAAGGAACTTAAAGGTACTGCAGGTAATGACCTTCTCTTCCAGCAAGTCATTCGTCGTATCATTCAGCCTGTCATTCAGCCCCAGTGTAAACACCGGAAGCCTTCTCTTATGGATGATCACGGAACTATCCTGGAATCGAATATTGATCAGGATATTGTTCTCAAAATCCACCTCCACCGCACTGAACAACTCCGCAAGCTCTTCCACGGTCTGCGTTTCCAGTCTGGTCTCCATGATCTGGTAAAAAGCAGCCTTGGAATTCTCCATACTGCCATAAGCTGCCACACCGCCCTGCTTGGAAGTCAGTGCCACCGCAGCAATGGTTCCATTCCCCTGGCTGGGTGTAAACTCCCAGACAAAACGATACCCATTTTCAAGTGGCTTACTCTCCGTCAGATTCATGCTTCCCCTTGCCACATCCGCAGTAGCATTGACATCGTTGGATGCATATGCCACCGGGAGTTTTGCCGTGGACGGATAAATATTGTCCGCATCCTCTGTCAAAGCTTCCGAATAGAGCAGTATGCCCCCAATCATGTTAGGACAGATAGGAAGCATGTTATCATTCCAGAGAAGATGCGTATCATACTCCCCGGCCACAGAATAAAAAATACCCATAGGATTCAATCCCAGGATATGATTTACCGCATTTGTCACCATATTTTCTTCTTGTACTCTCTCCACCACTTCCCCAGTGGCATCGTCAATCATCTCGATGACCATATTACCTTTCAGCTTCATCCTTACCTACCTTTCCACCGGCATTGCAAATGCGCCGATTCCAAATCTTCCAGGAACCACATCACTGTAGGTTCTCTTCACAAGCTCATCAATCTTCCAGGTGATATTCTCATCAACAGCGGTCATCTGAAGCACACCACCGACTTTTACTTTCATAATGGTTTCCTCTATCTTAATCTCACCATCCCAGGCTTCCCCGGCACCCATAGACTGACCCATAATCGCAGCAAGACAGTCACCGGTATCCACCGTAACCGTTCCCCCCGTTGCCCTGGCATACACATTGAAAATGTTTCTGTAATTGGCAACCAGATTTTCAATCGGATAATACAGCATGATGGAATGCTTTCCGGAATGCCAGGTTTCTTCCGGCTGATGAATCTCAATGATGCTGTCATTGAACTCAAAGGTAAAATGAACCACCACCTGACCGTCTTCCTTCCAGACCACAGGCAGTTCCACAGATAATGTCTGTTCTTTTGTCTTGCCAATCACAACAGGCTCCTCTGCTGCAACAGCACTATCCGAACTTCCACCGGTTTCATCCACAACATCAGTCCCCGCAGCATCGCTATCAGTTGTTCCGCTATCCGTAGTTTCCTCATTACCTGCAGTACCCTCTGCCAAAACTTCTTCCACTTCCACCGAAGGAATCATCACATCCCCTCTTGCAACCACAGACCTTTCCACCTGGTCTGCATTCACTCCCACAATCACAGATCCAAAGAACTGCGCCATAACCGCTTCATTCGGTGCAAACTCGATGGAAATAATCTTCACATCACTCTCGCCAACCGTAAAAGTGCTGGCATTGGTAAAGGTATGAATACCAATCTTGCCCGCCTCTTTATTATCTATAATCTGGTTCAGCAACCCGCTTATGTTCTTATCATTCTTTGACTTTGCATGTGCCAGTCTCGGATTCTTACCAATCCCTTTCAGCGTATGCTTTCCACCAATCTTACACTGCATGGAAGTAATGGCGGATATCCTGTTTTCATCCGCCTGTCCGCCCCTAAACCGGATCACATCTCCTAAATCCAGAGCAGGATTTCCTATGGTATCCGAATCAAAAGGCACATAATCCACAACCGCCAGGTCATTCAGAATATTCATACACAACTGCTCTCTGGTTTCTTTCAGACCAAACTGCAACAGCGGATTCACACCGAGATTCAGTGTCAGCCCATCATCCGGATCCAGATGATAATACTCTGCCGTTTCCGTTTTCATGTTGGTAGAAGAAACCGCCGTGTATCTTGTGACAAAATCGGAAAAGCTGCTGGTAAAACGGTGCTTTGTCTCCAGCTCCATCACCGGTTCATTGGCATACTTCCTTAGTTCCAGCTTCCCCTCTCGGTTGATACAGAAAAACCCACCAAGAACCTGCCCCACATAGTAGAGCACATCCCGATAGGTCTCAATATCATTCTCCGTATAAATGGAAAGCAGCTCCGTACCATTCGGCATCGCCTCATAATCTGCCTGGCTCTGTGCCATCTCCACCTTACAGGCCTTGCAGCACAGATTCACAAAATCATACACCGTACCTATGGTTTCAAAGCCATTGAAGCTCTTATCAAACCGGAGCATGTAATCATAGGCTTTCAGTTCCAGGCACTTCACCGTCCTGTTCGCTTCTGATACCTCAAAGATTCCCATTGGCACAGTTTCATAGGACTCATCAGCCAATCTCAAATGATAAAACAGTTCAACCGTGGCATCTTCTAAAGTATATCTGTCAATATCAGATAAGAGCGTTATCCCCATCTCCGCTGCATACACCGTACCAAATTCAATCTCAGTAGACCCACAGCACTGACTGGAAATATAACCACTTCCTTTTACAATATCATCAGCACCAAACTCATACGTGGCACCTTTCGTTGTCGTTATCCTTCCTGTCCAATAATACCTTCTTGTGTTCTCCTGCACCGCCTGCAGGAATGCTTCACTCACCGGATACAAAAGACCACCTTCCTTCCATAAGAAAAACACCAGCCATAGCTGATGTCCTTCATACCTAAAAACAACAAATTATTATTGTTATAATTTTAAACAATCTAACAATATTAACTTAGCAAAGTCGATAGTGTACCTGTAAATTTACTTAAATCTTCGTAATCAAATATGTCATCGCACAGATACATTACAAAGCGATCTTCATCAATGCCCGATTTATAAAGATTGGAAGACAACACCTTATACAAATTTTTTCCATCATTATCCGTGTTATTTTTTGTCCGAGGATCATTTTTATAATCAAGCAAAATATTCTGCAATGATCTCTGCGTAAAATACTTGTCTCCAATCATTTTAATAAATTTCAAATCAGGTGTATCTATAAGCTTTGCCTTCAAATATTTCTCTATGCTCGGAATTGGCAAAAAGCATTTAGGAAGGCTTTTGTATTCATCTTTTTTTGAAATCTCTTGCTTAACATCTCCGTCATAAATACTAATAATTCTCTTTCCAACACCAAGTGTGTTATAAGTAATCATATCATGATGAAGTTGCAACATCTGATTACAACCGCCTGCTGGCAAGACACAAATAAGCTTACTTTTGCCAAGATTGTTGGTTCTTATTATCTTTTCAACAAGAGCCTTAGCCAATGGATCTTCTACTAGCAACAGAAAATCAAATCCATTTGGAACATATAAGTTTCTTATTGCATAATTAGGGTAGCAGGGATTAGTACAAATAACATTTCCGTCATAATTTTCAAGCAAAAATATATTTTTACTTGAAATACGATGGAGCAATTCAGCGGAATGCGTTGAAAAATAAACAATTAGTTCAGTCGATGATTCTTTTATAAGTCCATTAAGTACTTCAACAAGTCTGTCAATTGCACTTGGATGCAATGCAAGCTCAACTTCGTCAATCAAAAATAGAAGCTTATCTGTTCCCGAATTTCTCACAACAAGATTATTAATGAAATCAATCAGTGAAATCAGCATACTTTCACCACTACTCATTCGATACTGACTAATATACCTGTCTCCTATTTTTCTAAAATATGGCATACCTCTAAAATTGTATTGTTTTGCTAGCGTTCGATTTTTAACCTTCAATAAAGATGAATAATATGATTTATTGTTATGCAAAATATACCCTAATGTCTCTTTGACAAAATCGTCCGCTTCAATGAGTGTTTCATCCAAATCAGCATTTCTCATAAAATTATCGACTAAACTATAATCGTTAAATCTAGTGCCAAAGAAAATACTTCCCTCATAAAATCCCTGAATTGTAATATTCGTTCCCATAACAGAATGCCCTTTATACATTTCAGTTACATCTGTAACTAATCTATTATCCTTAAAACGCCAGAGATCTGATGATTGTTCAATTTCCAAAGAGACCGAGCTATCTCTTGACAAATCATTTTCAGATAATAACTTATTAGATGATTTTTTAATCATCAAAGACTATGCGAGCATAATAGTACTTTTGCCGCATCCATTTTCACCAACTATCGCATACATTCCTTTTTCTGATGGCAGAGATAAATCAGCGTGCTCAATATTCTTAAGCTTATTTATTATTAAATGAATACTCATATGTGATGCCTCCATACATGTATAACTTTAGTCACTAAACCAATGACGGTTCACCAACTTCTGAATGCTTTCAGTAGGCTTTTATTTTATCACGAACGACCATATCAGTCATCTGTTATTTGCATCAATATTCCTTCAAAGTAACGTTCACAATCCATAATCCCTTATAACTTGTATCCTTCTTAAGCTTCGCCTTGAATCCTTCCACATACATTTCCGTCTGCCTCAAACTTGCAGTCTCCGGATCAAAGAATCTCACTCCTATCTTCTCCTGCTGTTTATACCCGGTCAGTAGTCTCAGCCACTTTTGGGTAACAGAAAAGGAAACAGAAATGGTCACCACACCGGTACGAACCACATCCCTCTGTACGGTTCCTGCCTCTGTTTCCCCACCACTGTCTGCTTCCTTATCTGTCATATCTACTTCATAACTATCCGGCAGAGGAAGATCCACGCCGTCAAAATTCAAATACTGAAAAAATGCCATTGTTACCTTCCTCCACTTCTTAGATTAGCTCTTTGCTGTGCATTTACAATTACTTCATCCAGTATCGTACCACCAAGGTACACAGGAATCACAATATCCCCGCTTCCACCATTAACAGAAGTAACCGCATCCTTAATCGCCGACACAAAACTACTCATATCTGCACTTGTCACAGAACCACCGCCAGCCATAGCCATCTGACCTGCATTCACCTGAGGATTCACCACCATATCAGTTGCAAGACCGCTCACTGCATCCTTTACCATTCCCTTGCTCTTCTCAATACCCTTTGCCAATCCGGACATAAAGTCTGGCATCCAGCTCTCGTACTCCGTAAGAGGTCCTTCATCCGGCACAGAGAAATGCAGGAAGGACTTGATGGTGTCAGCTACGCTGCAAACCGCATCCTTCACCTTACCGATGCAGGACTTGATACCATTCACAATTCCATTGATGATATCCGCTCCCCAGCTGAAAGCCGAAGAAGCCAGATTCTTAATGAAATTCACTGCATTGTTAAATCCATTTTTGATGGTATTGTAGATACCGCTGACTGTACTCTTTATGCCATTCCACATGGAACTGAAAGCAGTAGACACCGCCGTCTTAATGGCATTCACAACGGTAGTCACCGTGTTCTTAATGCCGTTCCAAACCGTCGTGATGGTATTCTTGATGCCATTTACCACTGTGGTAACCACATTTTTGATGGAATTCCATACTGTAGAAAATACTGTCTTGATAGCATTCAGCACTGTTGTAATTACTGTCTTAATAGTATTCCAGGCTGTAGTAAGAAAGGTACTGATCGCCGTAACCACCGTGGTCACCACGGTCTTGATTCCATTCCAAATAGTGGTAAAGAAAGTGGAAATTGCATTCCAGATAGTCTCTGCAACGGACTTGATGGTATTCCACATAGTCGATAAAAAAGTGCTGATTGCATTCACAACGGTAGTAAAGGTATTCTTGATTCCTTCCCAAAGTCCGGTAAAGAAAGAAGCCAAAGCATTCCAAACCGTTTCCGCTGTAGTCTTGATAAACTCCCAAGCAGCCACAAAGAATTCCTTCAAGGCTTCCCAAACTGCAACCGCAATCTCCTTGATACTTTCCCACAAATCTATCCAGAACTGCCGGAACTCATCACAGTTATTCCAAAGATAGATAAACGCTGCCACCAAGGCCGCAATGGCTGCAATAATCAGCACAATCGGATTGGCAAGCATAGTCGCATTCAGTGCCAAAAATGCTGTCTTTACTGCCTTAATCACACCCACAACCTTTGGCACAATGGTCATAATCGTACCCACTGCCGTAATGATTTTTCCAATGATAATCAGTACCGGCCCAAGTGCCGCAGCAATCAGTGCAACCGTCACAATGGTTTCTTTTACGCCGTCCGGCAGACTGTTCAGCACATTAATAAATCCCTGCACCCAACCAACAATCTTTTTCACCGCTGGTAACAGAATCTTACCAAAAGAAATGGCCAGCTCCTGTAACTGAGATTTCAGTATGGTGAGCTGACCTTCCAGGTTATTATTCATAGTGTCTGCCATACTCTGCGCAGCACCGTTACAGTTATCTATCGCTCCTGAGAGCTTCGCAATATCTCCTTCTCCTGCATTCATAAGTGCAAGGAACCCTGACATGGCATTCTTTCCTACCAGTGATTCCGCCGCAGCTGCTTTCTCCGATTCTGACAAACCACTAAAGGCAGTTCTACAGTCAGCCAGAATATCTGACAAATCCCTCATGGAACCGTCTGCATTGGTGGTGGCAACTGTCACCTCACCAATGTTTTCCCCACAAATCTTAACCTCTCCGGAAAGATTTGTCATAATGGTTCGAAGGGACGTACCAGCTTGGGTGGACTTTATACCTGCATTCGCCATAAGTCCAATGGCTTCTGCAGTATCTTCGACAGAGAAGCCCAAAGCACCTGCAATCGGTGCACAGTACTTAAAAGTCTCACCCATCATAGATACATTTGTATTCGCATTAGAACTTGCCGCCGCCAGCACATCAGCAAAGTGCCCGGAATCCTGAGCCGACAATCCAAAGGCAGTCAGTGCATCTGTCACGATATCAGATGTGGTCGCCAAATCTTCTCCGGAAGCAGCCGCCAGATTCATAACGCCTTCAATACCGGAAAGCATATCCTCTGTCTTCCAGCCAGCCATTGCCATGTAATTCATAGCCTCAGCCGCCTCGGATGCAGAAAACTTAGTCTTACTTCCCATCTCCCTGGCCTTAGCAGTCAGGTCTTCCAACTCTTTTCCGCTTGCACCGGATACTGCCGCCACCTTACTCATGGCAATTTCAAAATCAGCCGCAGTCTTCACAGAAGCAGTACCAAGAGCAGTCACGGTAGCCGTAACCGGAAGAAGCTTTTTTCCTGCTTCCTCAATGTTACTGCCTACATCCTTTAACTTCTCACCGGTAGCAGAAATTTTCTGTAATGCCGTGGCAGACTGATTCGCCTGCTCTTCCAATCTCTTTAACTCATTCTCAGTTTCAATAATCTCTCTTTGCAGAGCATCATACTGATCCTTGGAAATGGTTCCATCATTTAATGCTTTCTCTGCCTGCTCCGCCGCAGTAGATCGGAAGAGCGTCGTGTAGGGAAAGAGTG